TCCACTCTGTGCTGATTTGGAATTATTTCCACTTTGTGCTGATTTGATTTCAGTTTTTTCTTTTGCGTCAATTTCTTCAAATTGGTAGCCAATTAAATCCGAAAGTGAAATTTTCTCCCTTGCATCATCGTTAAACTTGAAAAACTCGTTCATCTCTCCTTTTGAATTTACTAGCGCAACGTCAAATGCACTCTCTTTTCTTTCTTCGTTTACCTCGTACATAGTTTTCTCCTTTTTAAATTGTTTGCTTGTTACTTCTATATATTACATCATAATTCATTACTTGTCAATATGTTTAATCAAAAAAATACCTGCTAATTTAATAGCAGATACTTTCTTCTTGTAACAGTTTTTAAAATATCTAGAACAAATGAACAAGCATAAAACAAAAGGGTGCGAAGTTATTATATATCATTTTATAAAAATGTAAAGTCTATTTTGCTGCTCTGTTTTCTTTTGCTCCGTATTTACAAAAGTGTTCATAATACTTAATTGTATTATTTCCGAACACACTCCTTAAATCTGAATACATTGCTCTGTAAACTTTCACGTCAAAATATGGATTGGCAATTCTTTCTTCTTTCATTCCGTTTACCAAAAAATGATTAAACAGTTTAGTTTTATCCATACCAAATGCCGCTTTTAAATCAGGATAATTGTTAGAGTAATACTCGTGATCAAATACATATCCGTAATCTATTCCATTTGATAAATACTGACCTAACTTGTAAATAGGCTGTGTATTTGCAGGAATAATAGGTTTTTCCGCAGGCTGTACATATCCTATAATGTTTGATATATCTGTAACTCCTGTTACCGCAGTACCTTTTCCGAATTTTACCTTTGAGCCATCAACTTTTATTACATCGTAAACTTCAGAGTAAACAAATGATGAAAATTGTCTGCCACTGTTTAAATCAGTAGCGCCTTGCTTAATCTTCACTTTGCCGCTTACTTGTTGTGAAGTTGGTTGGTTAAGATTTGCATTAACCTGCTCCGCTATATAGCCAAATTTACTTTTAAGATATGGTCCAGGACATGCAGTGGCTGCAAACATACTATGCATTGTAAGATTTCCACTCTTATCTCCTGTGAAGTTTAATTTTGCAATTCCATTTCTCTTGCATATATCTACGCATAGCTCAATTAATTTCGATAATGCCTTGTCTGATACTTCCCAATTTGGAGCGCCCTTGCTGTTAGCCACTTCGATAGTAACTGCCTGATTATCATTATTGTGGTTTGAAGATGTCCAAGGCTTGAATTTTTCTTCAACATACATTCCAACTCTACCATCTGAGCCTATCCCATAATTAGCGCTTGCTTGTCTTGCGCTACTTGCAAAGACATTTCCGCAAGTCTCAACGCTAAGATTTCCAGCCATATGATGAATTGTTATTTTTTTGATTGCGCTTGTTCTGTTGCTATAATTTGGACTTATCCTTGTAAAACTTACTAAACTTGAATTACTCATTATTTTCTCCTCTCAACTCGTTCATTTCTTTTACTGCCTTTTCGATTAGCTGACTTATTTCTTCTTCGTTTAAAGAAATATTAAACTTGTCTGCTAATTGTTTAGATATTTCCATAGCTTTAGTCTTTTTAATATTTCCAAGCTTTTTACCTGCAGTACTAAGTTCTATTTCGTGAACAATGTCTATCACACTGTCCACGAATTTTTCATACTTAGTTCCTTTGCTTTTTTTATCTATCCAAGTTAATAAGAAAGCAAAACTTGTAGGGATAATTATATATAAAGCTATATTGAGTAAGATATCTCTCATTTCTTCTCCATTCCGTCAATACGATTATGTGCTGATTTTGTACTCTGTTCAACTGCAACCATTCTTTCACACAACATCTGTTGTTCTTTCTTCACTGTTGAAATATCATATTTGATATCCCTTACATCTGTTAAAATGTTGTCTAACTTAACATTAATCGTGGCTGTTTCAACCGCTTTATGTTCAATATCTGAATTGCTATTCCTTTTCAGATTTTCCCATCCAAACTTGATAGCCGTAGCCACTGATAAAACTGTAATTATAACTGATAATTCTATACTCATTCTACCTCCTGCAATTCCTGTAATATACGGATTTCTTGTCTAATCAACTCTCGTTCCTCGTGCAATGCGTCAATATCATAAGGTAACTCTTGTGCGTTTAATTTATACTCATAGCATTTGATTATCTTGTAATCTTCATCAGTCAACTTTTGCTTTAACTCTGCAATTTGATAATCAATGCTAGGCTGTGGCTTTTCTCCACCCTCAACCCATTCTTTGCCATTCCACTTAGGCAAGTAAAATCCGTTTGGACACTGTACGGATATACAGTCGCTAGGAATGATATCATTATCTGATAATATTACGTCACAAATATATATTCCGTCTGCGTTAATTTGATGTACTCTTTTCATATATCCTCCTAAACCACTCTAAATTTTATGCCATTTAACGAAAACCAACTTGCTCCACTGCCTGATATAATTGTACAATTTCCATCTGAAAGTATCGTGCAATTTGCACTACCTGAACTTGTGCTTGCTATTTCCATATACCTTGTGTTTCCCCTATATCCCACAGGAAGAGTAGTAAACGCATTTCCAACAGTTCCACTTTTTATCATTCCTCTAAAATGCACCCACCCAAATTTATCTTTATAATACTGCGCCTTTCTGTACAATGCGGTATCGTAATCAATCCATCCATTAATCAATGTCATGTCTATCCAAGGCGCTGTTGCCCACGAATTCATCTCCGCATTGATTAAATTTACACTCGTTTCAAGTGCGCTGATGTCTGACAAGATACCTGTTAATACAGGCTGATTTGATAAATCTTCAATTAGCTTTTGCAGTGCTACGTAAGCTGTCGGAGAAGTGTTTAATATCTCCGTTACATCTTCGTTTGTTGCTAATTCTTTAACTAAATTTGCGCCATAGCAGTAAAATAACTGCCCTGTATCTGTAGTGTACGCAAATTCTCCGCTCACCAATTTGCTAGGGTCGAAATTAGCAAGAGTTCCACGTCTGTTTCTTATAGCCATATAACCTCACTTTCTACTTGTTCATCACAAGTCCTTTTAAGATTTCAACTTCTTCTCTTAAAGATTTTAACTCATTAGTTGCAAGTTGTAAATCATCGTTGACTTTTTGGATATCTCTCTCTTGCATTTGTACCTTCTTTATAAGGAATGGCACTAATTTAGAATAGTCAATACCCTCAACTTGTTCATCTTTGATATGCACGCAAGTTGGTATTAAATCAACTGTATCTTCTGCGTATAAACCATACTGTCCTTTTTCTCCGTTTTTGTAGTCAAACTTTGCAACTTCAAGATTTAACAGCTTGTTTGCATCTTCTTCGGTCATATATTCAACATGGTCTTTGTAGCGCTTTGATGATGCTACTACGAATGCGCTCGCAGTAATAGGAATATATCCTGCGGTACAGTAATCACGAACATGCGCTCCATTGGCATTACATAAAAGATTTAACTCGGCTGACGTTTTTATATTTCCAACCGCTGTGAATATTTCGCCTTGCGCCGTTATTGTTCCGTCATATCCAACTCTGAATTTTTCGACATCCCCACTGTTTGTTTTCCTGAGCACCGCCCAATAGGAAAAAGTATCAGGTAAATATATATTTCCGTATGGTCCAATATATTGGTCTGCGTCATTATAAGTAAATCTTATCGAGTTACATCTTATCGTATCAGTATCAAGTCCATCTATACCTAATACTGAGCGCTTATATCTTCCCCACGCATTAGTTCCTGATACCTCAAAGGCTCTTGTTGGGTCATTTGAATTAATAGCTGTAGTTACCCAACTTTTAGGCTGTGTATATAATGGGTAATCATTAAATGATGCAGTTCCGTTTAATATCTTTCTAAATGCCAATGCGTCAGCAAGGCTTACAGCTCCATTTACAACTATATCAGATGCAAGTAATTGTTGCGATGTTGGTGTTTTCGTGCCTAATATAAAATCACGAATTAAATCCATTTCAATTTCTGTAGGCATTATATAAACCTGTTTGTATGCGCTAAATCCATTTACAGATATATTACATCCGCCTATATATCCACTAGTTGCGGTCATATTTCCATTTGTATCAACTCTGAAAGTTCCATTCCCATTATTGATTTCAATAGCTCTAAGCACTCCAACATTTATCCATTCAGCGTTCAACCCTTTTACTGTCAATACATTGTATAGTGCGTTTCCGTAAACATCTACACCGCTTGTGGTTACCCATTCATCAAATATAGTAGGTCTTGTCTGCTGTAAAAATCCACCACTTGTTGCAAACCATCGCTTTGTTGATAAATCCATAGTAGTTTTATCGTGAGTATAAGTTATAGGAGTTTCAAACTCATCAGGAATTGTTGTTGTATAAAGCCCTAGTCCGTTAATCACTGTATCACTAATCTGTTTTTGATAACTATCCCACAACTGCGCAATATTCAAAGTTTCTCCCTTTGCATCGGCAACTATACTTTGCGCTATACCTTGCGCTAATTCAGTAGATGATGATTTTTTTCCACTTTCTGCGATAGGAATATCATATTTTATAGTTTGACCGTTTGAAATATTAAAAGATGTAGATGTAATCATTCCGACATAAAGGTTTTCGTTGTGATATAGAATAACTGCGTCTCCACTTTCAATACTAGGATTTCCTAAGATATCGCACTCAAATTTTCTACCAAGATTTGGTAATACTAAATTCTCGGAAAGATTTAGACATATATCTGCGCTTGTATTCTCTACGATAAATGGGTTATCGTCAATATAGTAGATAAGTCCTTGCGCTCCTGGTGGCAAAAGTGAAGTCTCACCATAATCGGAAGTTGTACCAAAGGCTTTAACTGATACCCCATCAACTGATGTATTGTCTGTTGCTACAGATATGCTCTTAAACCTTGTGATTAAGTGATAATTTGATGTTGAAGTAAAATCTCCGCCATCATATTGAGTGGTTTCGTTATAGTTAAAATCTCCACCGTCAATTGATACACCGCTTGAATAAGGATTTGACGTATCAAAATATCCACCATCAATTGTATTTGGCTCATATCCAAGGTTTATTGCATCGTGTAGTATTAGAAAGCCATCTACATCAAAACGAGCATTTAAGCAACACATTTGGCACATATAGGATAATACTTGTCGGCAAGTCATACTGTCATATCCATTAGGAAGTCTAGGGATGATTTTATTCCAAATTACATTTGCAGCCGATGTTGGAAAATACCAACTTATGCCTAAAGCAAGGCACATTTGAGTTATAACAGTATTAGGTGCCCAACTTCCCCATACAGTAGGATTTACGTCAATGAATGGTCTATCAAATAATACCATTCTATCAAGCGCTGTAAGCGTAATCACACTATTGGATAACGTACACTCGTCAACCTTGTATATGCCCTTTTTTAGCCACTCTGTGCCGTTAGGCAATACTAAACCCACCCAAGCTGTAATCTCTGCGTTAGCGAAGTCGTAGTTGTTAAAATCACCCTCTATATTGTTAATGGATAAGGTAAGTTGATTAATTACCGCTCCACCAATAGGAAAAGATTGTCCGCTTGATATATCATCATCAATAGTAAGTCCACCAACTATAATATCTTTATCTTCAATCAATAATTCTGTTGCATCAGCTAAGGTTACGTTACATTTAGCAGTAAACTTAGGGGCAGTTGCCCCAAAGCCTGATACTGTCTTTCTAAATTCTGTAGTTGTTGAAAGCATTATTGTGCCCCTTTCTCAGTTAATGTTATTTCTACACCCTCATACATTTTAGTGGTATTATTCCACATCTTTTGAGCAAACTCACTTATAGATGTGAGTAGAAATATACCGCTCTTATCTGTGTTAGTTGGTGTATCGGTGTAAATTGCGGTTATCGGTAACTTTACCATATTGCATAAAGTTGTAGCTTGCGCAGGTGTTAAATCTGCTGTTTTAAAAGTTAATACTCTTTTTGTGACTATGTTGGATACATGATCCGTTCCGTCTAAAGTTTGAGTAGTGTCTCCAAGCGGAATGATATTCACTCCGCAAGAATAACTCACTATCTTAAATGTGTTGCCATTAAGTGTTATATTCATAATCTCCCTTTCTATACAGGTAAAAGTCTTTTGATATCTCTTGCTTGCACTTTTGATACTGCATCGGATATTACTCGCCCATCAAGTGTAGTCACATTATGAATGGTTATTTCTCCACCCATTCCACCGCCTGCCTTTTTAAGTGCGCTTGCAATTATTCCATCAATTTTTTCGATAGGCATTACCGCCTCGCCTGCTGAATTTGGATTCTCTCCGACCATAGCAAGAGTTGGTCTTGTAACGATACCACCCTCTGCCAAATATTCTAATTTATCAATATCAAATCCAAATCTTTCACCACCAATTTTAGGCACCCAATTTGGTATTTTAATATTGATTTTATTAATTGCACCGATTGCGGTATTAATTAAGCCGATTACTCCGTTAAATGGGATTTTAAAGAAGTCGGCAATGCTACCGAATATACCTGCAAATATATCAGATATCCCTTGAAGTGCTGTGGTTAAACCTCCACTGAATACTCCTTTTACAAAATCGATTATGCCTGTAAATACACTTTTAATATCGCCAAAGATATTTCCAATATTTATAAACAATGCATTGAATGGCTCTCCTAAAAATCCTATCTTTTCGCTCCAATCAGTAGTAAAAATTCCACCGATAAAATCAACTAAACCCTCAAAAAACCCAACTATTCCGTCAATAGCACCCGCTATTCCGTCAGCCATATCAACAAACATCTCGCGCATTCCGTTGGTTATGCTATCCCAATTATCCGACAAGACAACACCTGCTGCAATTAACAATCCTATGGCAGCTATAACTGCCATTATGATAAGAATAACAGGGTTTGTTGCAAGCAAAACATTTATCGCAAGTATTGCAGGGGCTAATACTAATAATGCAGCAGTAAGTCCGCCAACAACAAGCACTATTTCTTGAATAGTAGGGTCTAGTTCGTTAAACCAAGTCACAAGAGCGGTCACTCCGCTTGTTATATCTGTTAGTATTGGAGCAAGAGTTTCTCCAAGTTCTGCGCTCGCAATTGTGAATTTTGTTGTGCTTTCCTTGCCTTTTACTAGGGCATCGTTAGTTCTTCTATATTGTTCGTCAAGGTCTGTAAGTCCCTCGTTAACAAGAGTATTAAGTGCAAAATCTTGCTTATCTGCCTCGGTTGCAAGTTGTGACATTGTTATATTAAAATCATCAACATTTACACCTAGCCTAGCTAATAATTCTGAATAAGCGCCTGCTGCCTCGCCTGTTGCTAAAGTTTCTTGAATTCCGTCAGCTAAACTTTCAATTTTCAATGTATCAGGAAATTTTATAACTGCGCCTGATAAGGCACTAATTGCTGTGGTCATTCTTTCGGTATCAAACCCACTTGCCATAAGGTTTGCGAGCGCCTCAGTGTTTGCTCCTGCATCTTCTGATACTACTGAAAATCTAACCAAAGCATCTTTAATATAATCAGTTCCTATACCTGCGTTCGTTGCTGATAATTCAAGGAAAGATAAACTTGTTCTAAGTTCTTCTGTTTCAGTTATTATTGCTCCAACAGATGCAATCATTGCCGATCCTGCTGCTGCCATTCCTGCTTTCAGTCCGTCAAGTTTATCCTCAGTTTTGTCAAAACTTTCCCCTAAGTCATCGGTCTTGCTTTCAACTTTTTTAATCGAACTGCCTGCGCTATCAATTCCGCTTAACTCATTTTCGAACTTTTCAAGTTGTGACTTCGTTTGAATAATCTCTCTTTGCAGTTTTCTCCAATCTTCTTCGCCAATATCTCCATTAGCTAATTGTTGACTTGCTCTTTCACTTGCATTTTCAAGTAATTTTAACTTTTCACTTGTTCCATCGATAGCATCAGCAAGTATTTTTTGCTTTTGCGCTACCAACTCGGTATTGCCTGGATCAAGTTTTAAAAGCTTTTCAACTTGCTTTAATTCGCCTTGCAATCCTATTGTGGTAGTATTTACTGATTTTAAAGCTTTTTGCAAAGGTGCTACATTACCATCTATCTCAATAGTAATGCCTTTAATTTGTCTTGCCATATATCAACCTTTCTAGAAATTGTCAAAATCTCTTTGAGTAGCCTTTTTAACAACATCTTCTTTATCTTCTTCTTTTAAATTCTCGTTTGACGATGTTACCAATATATCAAATATCATACCAGGTGTGAGCATATTAAAATCCGATAGCGAAAAACCTCTCTCAACCATTCTTAGAACAATCTGCTCCGTTGTTAGGTCAAAAGAGGTCTGCTCTTTATTTTCGCTATCTTCTATTTTTTTTGGCTCTTAACATTAGTAGTCAAACAAGAGTTAATCATTTCGATGACTTCAGGAATAATATCTACAAGTGGAAATTCTGAAAAAGTATCTAACCATTCCATAGGTGGCTCTATCTCAGGGTTTGCTGTTTTTGCTAAAGTCCAAATTAGATTATAGAATAACTCTAGGTCGAGCGATCCTATATCTTCCAACTCTCCATCTGCATTAACTGCGTTTTTCATCTTATAGATGTCCTGAATTGCATCTTTATGGAACTGCGCTTTATATCTTAATAAAAATGCTCCTGTGCTTTTAAATTTTATCTCTCTTCCATCAATCTTTACGATTTTCTCCATTATTTAATCTCCTCTTAAGCTGTAATAGTTAATGCAATAGTAACTGCGTTGCCCTTTTCAAATTCAACAACGAGTGTATGAAGTCCATTAGTAAGGGTTTTGAGATAAACATCGTCAATCGATACATTTACTCCTGTTACTGTAAGTGATACACCAGGAACATTCAAGCCATCAACCATAACATTTTTTACTGTGTTAGTAACATCTGTTGATGTGTTATCAATAGCTTTATCCACTGATGTAGCCTTGCTAAAAGTAATAGCCGCCGCACTTGTAGTATTAACTGCTGCATTTTTAACATATACTGCTGTAAAAAATGTGCTGTAAGGTGTTGTGCCATACTCAACTTTAGCTTTTACATCTCCTGTATCAACTGCAGGTCTTACTTCAATAGCCATGCTGTCCGTCTTAACTTCCTTAGTATTTGTATGTGTTCCACTTTCAATGCTTGGTCTTGATACTTTAACGTTATAATTTACATATCTTGTCTTGTTTGCGTCTCCGTCAAACTCGAACATTAAAGCTATTCTTTTAACTACTGCATCTTTGTTCTCAACAAGAACTCCGTTAGCATCTAGGGTTTCACCAAATACATCAATTTTAAATTGGTCAGGGATAAGTGCAACTTCTAAATTGCCATCATACCCATTGTTAGTATCTTTTGAGTAGTACTCACTATCATCTGCATAGAAAGTAACTGCCTCTCCTGTTGCATTCTGTGTGAGAGTTACTGCTCCAGGAATACTTTTAGGTGTTCCGTAACTTACCACTCCGTTACTTTCGGTAACTACTGCGTAATATACGTTCTTTAAGCCAAACTTTACTTTATTAGCCATATTTCCTCCTATATTTGTATCGAATAAGTTATCTGATACATATTTTCGCTTGATATATATATCTCTGATTTATCAAAGAAAATATCGTTGCTTTCAAACATATTTTCTAGTTGACTTTCAACTGATTTCTGTTTCTTTTCTGTGTATAATTCCACTGAATAATTTTGAATTTTAGAATAAACCTTGTTATCCGCTCCAAAGTTGTCAGTGTCTGTTTCCATATAAATTATATATGGCAATGCTTTAACCTCGGTAAAATGATTATATCCCACAGGATAGCCGAGAGATTGAAGTAATGCGTATAAATTCATTTAGTCAACTCCTTAATCACTTCTTTTTGTACGAACTCTTCAACTGATGCGATATGCGGATAGGCTTTTGTTCTTCCACCGCCTCTGTTTGCGTGTCCGTACTCTAAAAGATGTGTTAATTGGTAGTTTGTCGAGTTATGAACTGTAAATGTATCAGGTCCATACATGTTCTTAACTCTTTTTACTTTCCAACCCCTTATATAATCTCCATTATTTTTAGGGGAAGTACTTTTTAATTTAGATACTGCTTGCTTTGATACATAGGCGGCTACTAAGTTTAAATTTTCTACAAAATCATTTGAGAATTCATTTAAAATCTCGCTGATTTCAATATTTAAATCTTTCATTAACCCAACCTCTTTTCACAATAAAGTTCTATCATTTCATTCTTTACTGAAAACACTCTGTAAATAGTGTAAATATCACTGTTAAATCTGATTTCTTTCTGCTCAGTATAATCACACTCTCTAATTTTGAACATTGCAGCAGGTTTTATTCCAATAGTTCCGCCATTGAAGAACTCCGCTCGCTGTATAGGGTTTTTTTCTGCCATTACTTGCACATAATTAACAGTTTCGAGTTCCTGTCCTATCTCATCAAATGTTATAGTTTTTGTAACTAATTCAATAACTTGATTAAACATTAGATCACCTCGGTGTATTCCGCACTTAAACATAAATGCATCTTTAAAGATTGATAGGTTTTATCGTATCGTTCCATATCAGTGTTACCGATACCAAAATTTGATTTACAATATAACTTAATTGCTCTTACAAGTAAGCTATCAGGTGTGGCAGTATCAAGGGTTAGTAGCTTGCTATTAATGATGCCTGCTAACTTTAAATCTAAGATAGCACTATCAATTAATTCGGTTATTTCACTATCAAAGGCATTAGTAACTATCCTTAAATCACTTTTTACTTCTTCTATTAGCATTTACACCACCTGCTTTCTTTGGTGTTTCTTCCAATAATGTTTCACGTGAAACATTTTCTCCTATGACTTCAACAAGTTCTCGGCTAGAGATACGCTCTAGCCTTTTTGAACTTATATCAAACACTTCGCCAACTTGACGATGCTTTTTTTCTTGTAAGTCATAGATTAATTTCAATGCCCTTACTTTCATTCAGCACCTCTTTTAAACTGCTGGTGTATTTCTGATTAATGCAAATGCCTTAGTATCGAGAACAGCGCCATCAACTACTGTATAAGCTGAGTAATCTGTTTCTCTAGCTTTGATGTGTTCTTCTGTTAATACTGACATTGGTTCATTAGTGTTCATAATGTAACCTGCGTTAGCATTACCGATTAAGATTGAGCCATCTGTGATGCCTGCATCTGTCTTAACTACCATACCGAACATTCTACCTACACCACCACTTGTTACATCTGGTATAAACAATGGTCTGCCCTGTCCATCAACAAGATTTGCAATCTGTGTCCAAATAGTTTTGTTGTTAGCATAGATAGATGCACCTGCAAGATATGATGAATGAATTCTTGAAATAGCATCTGTGAAATCTGAATAAGCTAATGGATCAGGTGTTGTTGCCTCAGGATCATATGATACAACCTGTGGTGTCTGACTTTCTCCAAGTAAAGCTGTTTCAATACCCTCAGGCTGTCTTGGTGTTGCTGTTGAGCCTAATCCTGTTGATACAGATTTTCCGAGTGCCGCGCCAATTCTATCAGCTAATTCCTGTGTAATGTAAGGTATAAAATCTTCAACTGCCATAGATTTGAGTTTCCATGAGATAGTAACTGTTTTAGCAAGTTCACAACCGGAAAGAGAAATCTCTCCAAATGTGTTTTGCTCGTCTGCCGTAGCTGTTCCCTCGCCATAAAATGCCGCATCTCCTACTGCAATAGCTGTATGCTTTTTAACTGTAAGAGTGCCTGTTACATTAAATTTCTTTACATCTCCTAATAAAGGGTACTGTTCACCTATTCTTGACCAAATACCTGCCACAACTGTTTCAGGAATTAATACTGCTGTATTTCCTGTAGTATGTGTGTAAGCGTTTGAAAAAGCTGCATTCTTTTCATCGAAGATTACTTTTTCTTCATCAGACATTGTCTGTGACATCATTGATTTTGCCCACGCATTTTCATAAGTTGTTTTCTTGTCGATAATTGTATTTTTCACTGTTTCATCAACCTTTCTTCCGTCTACTTTAACGGATACGTTTTCTAACTCAATACCAATTGCATTGTCTTTTAATGAATTAATATTGGCACTCAATAATTCTAGCTGTTTTGCGTTTTCAACACTTGCGCCAAACTCTGCGTCTAGCTGTTCGATTTCTGCAATAACATTTTCTGCATCTGATATTTTCATTTCAGTTACAAATAATTCAGCCTGAGCAATTAGTTCTGCTCTTTTTTCATTGTAAACAGTAATGTCCATTACTCTCCACCTTTCTTTAATTCGTTTAATTTGGCTTTGATTGCATCTAGCTTACTTTCTTTTTCTGCCCTAATACTCTCTAAAGCCTTGTTAACCACTTCCATAGGTAGAATACCATTAGTTACACTTGCTGTCAAAGATAATTGTTCTCCGAACATTATTTCATCGGCAAACTTATGCTCTATTGCCATTTGTGGTGTAAGCCATGTTTCTTTGTCCATCAACGCAAGGACTTCTTCTTTGTTCTTGCCTGTTCTTAATGTGTAAGCATTTGCGATTGTTTCGTTCACACCTTGTAAGATTTCAGCAGTCTTGTTCATATCTCTGTAATCTCCACTTGATGATGCGCTTGCGTTGTGTATCATAATCTGCGCTGTTGGGCTCATTAAAATCTTATTGCCTGCCATCGCAATTACACTTGCAGCGCTTGCCGCTATTGACATAACCTTTACAGTGACAAATCTTTCATATTGTTTTAACAACGAGTAGATTTCGCTCCCTGCAAAAACATCTCCACCGCCTGACATTATTTCCACCTCTAAATCTTCGCCGTTAGCTGAATTTATTGCATCCCTTATATCATTTGGCGCAGTGCTGTCGATTTCGTACCAATCATAAACAACTTTTAAATCGTTTGATACGATTGCACCTTTAACTAAAACTTTTTTCACTCTTTACTCCTCTCTAGGCTTGTTGTAACGTGCCTGTATCTTTTCTAAGTAGTGCTACATCTCCACCATCTATCGGTGACCAATTAAGTATATCTCTTAATTCGTTAGGTGTCATTATTCCACGATCAATAAATTGGACTAATTGTAGTTTTGTGCTTATTGATGCGTAAGTAAGGCTTGCGCTTTCAAATAAAATTTTATTACCTGTACCACGTTCACGTCTTGTAAATAACTTTCTTGTGAACTCTTCAGATAACTGCTTGATTACAGGCTCGATGCTTGTTTCGTAGTAGCTTAACCATTGGTCCTCTGTGTACTTCGCTTGTACGATGTTATCATTCGTATTAAAGAATGAATAAATCCTTTGCGTGGTCTTGTCTAACTGCGCCGCATTTGGAACGTAATCATTAGGTGTTACCTGCTGTGCGTCAAATTTTGCATCTGTTGCCGCCGCACCAACACTTTGAGAAGTTTCGGTGTTCAAAAAACTGTCGACAAACTTCTTTGTCTGCTTTTCCATATCCTCAGGTCTTATTGTTCCATTAAATTTAAGCAACCACTTAATTAGATTAGAATTCTTAACTGCATTAACAATACCTTGGTCTGTGGTATTTACTATCTCCATTAAAGGTGTTAGTGCGCTCGCAGGACTTTCTCCAAAGATTTCGTTATTATTAAAATCTTTCCTTAGATGGATAATGTCTGTATACTTAAATATAACAGTTTTTCCATTCTGAGCGAGAATAAATCTTATATAAAGTATTCCGTCTTTCTTTACTGCCTCAGCACTGCTTGCGTTAACAGGATAAATTTCCATTGCATATCCATTCTCATCCCTATTAATATAAGCAAAAGCATTGTTGTTGAGTTCTAGTTGTGTGGCAAGCTTTTCTTGTAGCATCTGCCCTGTCATATATGGGTTAGGTTCTTCCAAAAGGAAACGGATATAAGGCTCAGGGTTTGTTGCTATGCTTTTTCCGCTTTGTGTAATGGTTTCCCTTATATGTTTACCAATAATCTTTCCAACTGCTTGCGCTTTAGGTCTTATACAAGCTCTAATTATATCACTTTGATACAGTTTTCCATTATACGCATAAAATGTCGAGCCTGTTTCTGTTATTAATTGATATTTTGATACAGTAACTTCGTTATTTACTGATTTTTTTCTAAATAATCCCATTATACTCCTTTCTCAAACCAATTAATTACAATGTTAATATTTGTATTAGTTTTGGATTTGTTTTGAGCTACAAAATATACTTCTGAATTTGGTCGAACAACGAATGCCATCGCATCTCCATCAACTCCGCCACCTTTTGCAGGACCGCCACCGACTGTGTTCATTCTTTCGACCGACCTAGTTCCGAGTTGGGTATAAGTTGGTGTGTGATAAATATCTGCTGTCGGTGTTTCGCTTTGCATATGATTTCTATTAGTGATAAAATGTGGTGTTCCTGGGGAAGTGGTTACAACATCGTGATGCGTACCGAAGAAACAAAATCCATCACTTGCCACTGTGTAATTTACATAGCAAAACTTACTTCCTGTGGTCATTCTCATTACTGCATATCCGTTACTCGGTACAGCATTAAAGATTTTTCCACTTGCAAAGCTGTATCCGTTTTTAATGGCGATATATGGCATTGTGTTCATTACTAATTCATCTCTATCATACACTGAATTGAAGATGTCGGCAAGATTTACTGTAAATCCATCTTCTTTAACGTGCCTGCCATTTTGCGGATGCATATCATTGATTTTTTTATACATACAATTCCTTTCTTTGCTAAATTAAATTTAAGTAATCATCTTGATTATTTATTAAACATATATAAGCATCTAATAGCGATGCCACGCCATCGATTCTTCTTGTGGATTTGCTTGTCTTAATTAAAGCAATGTTATCATTTCTATCAACTTCAATTGCTGAATTGGCAAGGCACCATTTAAGCATTGGGTTATTGTTGTAAATAATCTTTTTTGCGGATAAATCTGCTGCAAATACTTTCATCGGACTACTAAATGTCTTTGGACCTTGTACAATCTTCTCGAGCGAATGTTCCCCGAAGTTATCTTTCAATTCATCTACGATATATTGTGAATTCCAACTATCAAAGCCGATTTTATACATATACAAATCATATTTTTCTTGTATCTCAACAAACCATTTTACCACATCTTTATAATTTATCTTATTACCCTCTGAAAGTCTTAAATATCCATTAAGATGCCACTTATCGTAAGGTGTCTTATCATATTTTACCCTTTCTTCGAGCAACTCTTCAGGTAGCCAATACATCTGCTCAACGTATAAATTATCATCATTTGGTATTTTAAATATTACTGTAGCACAAGTCAAATCTGTTGTGTTCGATAAATCTAAACCGCCGATACAATAACGAGGTTTCAATTCGTTTATATCGAATTTCTGTTCGTTGTTTAGTTGTTCAAATCTAAGCCAACTCTCATTGCTAGTCTGTCTAATATTAAACTCTTTACAGAGTACATTTTTAGCAATTACAGGGTTGTTCTTTGCTCGATTAACCTTATCTCTTAAATAATCTACAGATTTACTTACTCCTAAATTAGGGTTAGCCTTTATCCACATCTTTTCATCGTACATTTCTTCGATTTTATCCAACTCATAGATTAATGGAAGTGTTCGCTCATCTTTGTATCCATCTACTTGGTCATATCCTGCGATTATATTTTCGCATTCTTCATAAATCTCATCGTATATATCTTCCCTTACTGTTCCTGCCGTAGATGTAATTGATATCATAGGTTGTTCTCTTGCCGATATACCATCCACGATAATATCATATAATGGACGTCCGTTTCTCCATTGTTGAATTTCGTCAAGCAATGCTCCATGTACGTTTAAACCATCCATTGTATTACTGTCTGATGCAAGCGCCTTAAATACTCCATCATTACTTTCACATCTTAACTCGTTTATGGTAGCTTTTACCCTTTTCGATAACACAGGGGATTTATTTCTCATTCGCTTACTTTCCGACCATATAATCTTAGCTTGTTCTTGCTTGGTCGCTACTGCATATATCTCAGGTCCGCTTTCTCCATCTGCTGTAAGAAGATAATTCCCCTCGCCTGATGAAAGAAGTGATTTACCATTCTTTTTCCCCACAATTAAAACTTTTCTTTGATACTGTCTAAGTCCATCAATGTTTATAAACCCGTATTGAGCCTCAAACATTGCTTTTTCCCATAACTCTAAGATTATAGGCTTTCCACCCATCTTGCCTTTTGAGTGCTTTAAGTATTTTTCGAAAAATCTTATAATATGCTCTCCTCTTTGCTGTGAATAAAAATACTCTGCGTCAGTGTCCAGAACTTTGTCTGCTAATCTTCGATACACCTTGTGGATTTTATCACACGCAATTATATCTCCACTTTCTATTTTTGCAGTATACAGCAGTATGTTGTTATTATCCTCAGTAAACATAGCTTATTCCCTCTCAGCTGCAAAATCATCAAAGCNNTTGTATAGTCTTATAACAGGTCTTTCTCTTTCATAAGGCGCTGTCTTTTCACTTTGAGTAAACATTTCGATGTATCCGTTATTATCGATATCGTTTTCCCAATCTTCCAAAGTTATGAGCATATAAGCAGCTCGATTTATCAGTCCTTGGATAATACTCTTGTTATCTTCTTCCACATCTCGATAAATATATCTTAATCTTTCTTCTTCTTTCGTGATGCGCTTTTCTTTCGATAAGTCATTCTTTTTCGCCATAAAATTATCTCCTTTTTCTTCTGTTTTGTTGTGTTTTGGTAGGTGGGGCTCGTGCGCCATTATCTGCATTATTTAA